TAAATCAGGGGATCCTGTGGGTGCAGGGCGAGGCTGGAGCTAAATCTTATCTTGTCGCTCCAAATACAAGCGTCCTTTTGATGGACTCCGAAAACTCTAATTTTTATATAAAGACTACCGATGCCGCCGGGATGCCGACGCTCCGCACCTTTGCTTACAAAGAGGTCACGGTGGGCGCGAAAGAGCCACAGAAACAGGCGGAAGTGAACTTAGACGATAAATACGTTACTCGGAAAGAATACGACGATTTGAGAAGCAAATATGAAGAATTATATAGTTATCTCGAAACGGCAACAAAGCCGGAAGGAGGCAAACATGGCGAATCCCTTGTTTGAGGCCCTGAATGGTAATAGAATGGCCGGAATGCTGGAACAGTTCCAGCAATTCCGAAAAGAGATGGAGGGCAGGAATCCGAATGAAGAGATTAACAGGCTGTTGCAGTCTGGCAAAATAAACCAGCAACAGTTAAATCAAGCCCAGCAGATGGCGCAGCAGATGCAGGGTATGTTTAAAGGCTTTTTTAAATAGTACACAACCGGGTGCACACGGTTTTGTAAATACATTATCGAAGGAGATAATTACTATGACAGACGGTTTAACCGCTTCTGATGTTGCCGTATTAACCGGCGGCACAGGAAAAAATGACGGCTTCGGCGGAGATTGGGGTGCATGGATTATCCTTTTCCTGATTTTCGGTATGTTTGGCTGGGGCGGCTTCGGCGGCTGGGGCGGAAATGGTGGAGGAGCAAATTCTCCTGCATTTCAGGGTTATGCAACCCGTGCCGATATCGACGCAGCGCTGTCCACGCAGGGAATCGAAAACGGGATCCAGAACCTTTCCGGCCAGCTTTGCAACGGCCTTGCTGGCGTAAACGCCAACCTGTCAAATCTGGGTTATCAGATGCAGCAATGCTGCTGCGATACCCGTGAGGCTATTGCTGGCGTAAACTACAACATGGCAGCCCAGACAAACATCCTACAGAATACCGTAAACAACGGATTCCGCGATGTAATTGACGCGCAGAACGCCGGAACACAGCGCATCATCGACCTGTTTACACAGGACAAGATACAGTCTTTGCAGACCGAGTTACAGTCCGCACAGCTCCAGCTGTCTAACAACGCACAGACAAACAGCATCTTAAATGCTTTGAGACCTACACCCGTTCCGTCTTATCCGGTAATGTCCCCGTACACGTCCATCGTAAACCCGACAGGCTTTAGCTTTGGCACCGGATGTGGCTACGGAGGCAACACGGGATGCGGATGTTAAAACTTCAGACGGAGTATCTTCGTGGCATTTTGCCATGATGTTCGGCTGATGCCGTTATTCACAAAAAGGGGCAGGCTGAGAACGTCTGCCCCTTTTGAAATGAAGGGAGAATAAAATGATTGAGTTAGTAAACACAACGCCGGTCACGGTCCCCGTAGGGCAGTCTATCCCGTTTTCGGCAGTGGCAACAAAGGGCGGATGCGCAGAAAGACACAGGGCTGGAAGCGCGCAGATAACGCTTGTAAAGCCCGGTAGATATCTGATTACATTTTCCGGAAACGTCGCAGTACCGACTGGGGAAACGGTAGGAGAAGTGGCGCTGGGAATTGCCAGAGATGGGGAAATCCTCGGCGGCACGGTGATGCGTGCCACCCCTGCGGCAGTAGAGCAGTATTTTAACACATCGTCCCAGACATACGTCGATGTGTTCTGTGGATGCTGTGAAAACATTTCCATCAAAAACGCAGGGACAATTCCTGTGTTAGTAGACAACCCGAACATAACAGCTGTTCGGGTTTGCGGTTAAGGAGGGCAGACCATGAGCTATAAATTGATGCAAAATATCCGTGAAGAACTGGATAAAATCGCAGAAAAAGGTCTGAATACCGGAAACCTTGAAACTGCATACAAGCTTATCGACATGCTGAAAGACATGGAAAATGTGGAATACTGGAAGTGCAAAGAGGGCTATTATAACGCCGTTCTCGACGAAATGGAAGGCGGTTATAGCCAGAATGGAGAGTACAGCGAGAGGCGGAAACGCGACAGCCGTGGGAGATACAGCAGGGATGACGGAATGAGCATGACGGCTTATGACGATGGATCCTCCTATGCGCGACGTGGGGAGCACTATGTAAAGGGTCACTATAGCCGTGGAAACGGAAACAATGACCCTTATGATGATTACATGGAAAACAAGCAGTCTTATCGCAACGGCAAGTCTGAGGATTGCAAGCGGCGTATGCTGGCCGCTCTGGAAGAGCATATGGATGCACTGACGGAAGAGCTGGGAGATCTGTCAAAAGATGCAGACTGCCGAGAAGAGAGGGAGACCATTTCGCGGTATATCGAAAAATTACGAAAGATGATGTGAGTAAAGGCGGCGGGTAAACCTGCCGCTTTTGCTTTAAACATGGGTACGCCATAGCTTTTTTTGTTTGGTAAAATGTATTAAAGGCTATGGAAAGGAATGATAATCATGGATATCAAAAGGGTATACTGTCCTGTCTGTAATAGCAAAACGCGGTCAGCATTCCGCAAGGATACGACAGCGCATAATCTTCCGGTGTTTTGTCCAAAATGCAAAATGACCAGCCTCGTGAATATTGAAAACGGGAAAGTAGAACCTATCGCCCGTTAAGTGCCAGACGCCAGACGCAGAGCCAGTGATTTGTAAGGATTTCTTACAGATTGCTGGCTCTTTTTTGTATTTGTATTTCCTCCTTTACAGCACACAGCCTTGCGGGAAGGTTGAAAATGCGGTTCGACTCCGTCTGTGTGCAATCCTGTAAATCGTAATTGCAGGAAAATCCATCCCATCTTTCTTTGTTTTTGCCACCGTGCATGGAAGCAGCCGGGTTCAAGCCCCGGCGCACGGTATAGGTGCATTGTTTAGACAGCGCCGATCATTACGCTTTTCGCCCGGTTCGCTACCCCGGGCGCTTTGTGGGATAGCTCAGGAGGTAGAGCAGCGGCCTTATAAGCCGTGTGTCATGGGTTCAATTCCCCTTCCCACAACTACCCCGCCCGTGGTTTATCGGGCTTAATCCATACCGCTGACGGGCGGTTAATCAATCACGTTTAGGAGGATAAAGATGCAGAATATTGAAGCAATTTTGACAGAACTGGGAATTGAGGTCTCGGCGGACAAAAAGGAAAGCCTTACGAAAAAGGTGGCGGAAAATTACGTCACGAAAGCTGAACATGAAAAGAAGCTGGGAAAGGCTGAGACTGACCGGGACACGTGGAAAGAAAAAGCTGAGACGGCAGAAAGCACCCTGAAAGGCTTCGAGGGCGTTGACCTTGAAACAATGCAGAAGGATTTGGCTGATTGGAAGAAAAAGGCCGAGGATGCCGAGAAAAATGCACAGGCGCAGCTGTATGAGAGAGATTTCACGGACGCTCTGAAAATGGAGTTTGAAGGAATTAAATTCTCGAGCGAAGCGGCAAAGCGCGCAATTATGGCAGAAGTCAAGGAGGCCGGATTAAAACTGAAAGACGGGAAAATCCTCGGACTGAATGACCTCATAACCCAGATGAAGGAAAAGGACGCTTCGGCATTTGTTGACGATGAGCAGCAGAAAGCACAGCAGAATCAGGCACGCTTTACACAGCCGACAAATAAGCAGGGGCAGGGCGGCGCGCTGACGAAAGACCAGATTATGAGCATCAAGGATGCTTCTGAGCGTCAGGCTGCAATTGCTGCGAACATGAGTTTATTTAATTAAAGCAGGAGGGCTAATATGCCAGCAAAAGCAAATTTGATTAAAACAGCGGATGTCCAGGTAACCGCAAGAGAGCTGGATTTTGTAACCAGATTCGAGCGCAACTGGCAGCATCTGCGGGACATCTTGGGGATCATGCGCCCCATAAAGAAGCAGCCCGGCGCAGTGCTGAAAAGTAAATATGCGGAGGGGACGCTCGAGGATGGTGCAGTAGGCGAAGGCGAGGATATCCCGTATAGCAAATTTACCGTAAAGGAAAAGAAGTATCAGGAAATGACCATCGAGAAGTACGCGAAGGCCGTTTCGATTGAAGCAATCAAAGACCACGGTTATGACAACGCTGTCCAGATGACTGACGACGAGTTCCTCTATCAGCTTCAGGCGGGCGTGACAAAGAAGTTTTACGACTATCTGAAAACCGGAACGCTCACGTCCGAGGAAACAACCTTCCAGATGGCACTTGCGATGGCAAAGGGCAAGGTTGAGAACAAGTTTAAGCAGATGCACCGGAACATCACCGGGGTTGTCGGTTTTGTGAACATCCTTGACGTGTACAAGTATCTCGGAGCAGCGAACATCACCATCCAGAATCAGTTCGGCTTCCAGTACCTGAAGGATTTTATGGGGTTCAATACAATTTTCCTCCTTTCTGACAGCGAGATTCCGGCTGATACGGTAATCGCTACACCGGTGGAAAACATCGTGATGTATTACATCGACCCCAACGACAGCGACTTCGCGAAGGCAGGACTTGTGTACACGACCAGCGGAGAAACGAATCTGATCGGTTTCCACACACAGGGCAACTACAACACCGCCGTGTCTGAGGCGTTTGCGATCACCGGCCTTGTGCTGTTTGCGGAATACCTGGATGGTATCGCGAAAATCACCGTAAATGCGGGGGGTTGATGGCCGCCAGTACACCCCTGAATACTGACGGCGAACCGCTTTCCGGGGAAACAAGACGGAAGAGTAGGAGATAAGGAGGCCGACGGGATGGCATACACGACATTTACATTTTATGAACAGATCTACCACGGGAATGTCGTCCCGGCGGAGGACTTTGATCGTATCGCAGATCGCGCCAGTGACTTTCTGGACGTCATAACCTTTGACCGATTGGCTGACGGCTTACCGTCTGATGAAAGGGCGGCGACAAAGGTACAGAAAGCCGTGTGTGCGGTCTGTGATAAGTTATATCAACTGGAGCTGGCAGATAAACAGGCGCTATCTGCCGCTGCCGGGGGGACATCTTCCGGCGGGGCTGGCGGTGTTACTTCGGGAGTAATTACTTCCAAGTCTGCCGGTTCTGAATCAATTTCCTACGCTTCCCCGTCCGAAATGGCAAACGGCGCAAAGGCATGGAGCGCGGTCTACCAGGCGGCCGGGGATGCACAGGAGACGAACAAGCTTCTGGCAGATGCGGCAATGCTTTATCTGGCAGGAGTGAAAAATGATGATGGCGTACCGTTATTGTACGCGGGAATAAGGTAGAAATGGGTAACAATAAATTTTTAGCTTTATGCAAAAAGATTGTGGTTAAACAGGAGGATTAACTCATGGACATTACGACATTAGGAACTTGTGTGGCCATCGTGGCTATCTGCTATGTTATCGGTCTGGGCTGTAAGGCGGCGCAGAAAATCCCGGATGAGTGGATTCCGGTCATTATGGCGGTATGCGGCGGCCTTCTGGGTGCGCTGGGAATGAACATCATGCCGGACTTCCCGGCGACGGACTATATCAATGCTGCGGCGGTGGGCATGGTGTCCGGGTTGGCGGCCACAGGAGTAAACCAGGTATACAAGCAGGCAAAGAAAGCGTGATTTTATGGGCTGGCGTGGTGCAGCAGGCGGTCTGGTTTCGGGAACAAAACTTGAATATGGCGGAAGAAGTATGAGCATATTCAAATTCTTAAATCAAGACGATATTAGACGGGCAAATGATGCTTCTATTACGGACATGGGAGACATTATAAAAAGAATGTTTTTAAGCAATTCTAAGGAAATAAACAATTTTGAACTGTCTAGTCAAGAAAAAAAAGACGCTATTGACGAAATGGCAAAGCTTTCAACCGCAGCATTAAAAGCTTCCGCGGCTGCTGTAAATCCATATGTAAGCGGCCCTGCGAGGCTTACACAAGGACAAAGAAGCGGAAGTTTAGCGGGCAAAGCTGCAGATGCAAGAGGCTCTATAGATTCCTATATGAAAGAATTGCGAAACAAATCCGATAAGAATGTAAAGGCGAGAAAAGAGCGGGAGCTTGCATCGGCTCTAACATCAGCCGCCAATTCTGGAAAATTGGAAATTATAGTTGACGGAAAACGGTATTATAGGAAATCAAAACGTGGAAAGTATTGGTATTCATAATGAATTACAGAAACTGCCGTAATTATGAAAATCTGGAGCGCCGGCTATTTGACGGCGTGGGTGAATATGGCATACCGCAGATAGAGCCAGTAGTCTATGAGGGCGGTTGTGACTGGATCGGATTCAATTATGCAAAGAGTACCAAGGATTGCGAGGGAAAAGGCGTTCATTTCTTTTTGGATGATTACCAGTTTTGCCGCCTGTGGTCAAACATAGACCGGTATATCCCGATGCTTCAAAGATTCCGCTATGTAATGTCTCCGGATTTCTCTACCTATACAGATTTTCCTAAGGGCATGCAGATATACAACCACTACCGCAAACACTGGTGTGCGGCGTATATGCAGGAGGCAGGAATACAAGTTATCCCAACCATCTCATGGAGTACACCGGATTCTTATGACTGGTGTTTCGATGGGGAGCCAGAGGGTGGAACGGTGGCGGTATCTTCTGTTGGCTGCATGAACAGCAAGGAAAAAAAGGCGCTGTTTTTGGCAGGGTATGAAGAAATGGTGAGGCGGTTGCAGCCGGAGACGATCATCTTTTACGGTTCTGTGCCAGAGGAATGCATGGGAAATATCGTGAGAATCCGGGCGTTTACGGATAAATTTAACGAAGCTCTTTGTGAAATGAGGGATACCGATGAATGATGCGATAGTGACAATATTCAATTTTTACGAATCCAGCACTGCCGCCATCTGGTATCCCCATGTGCTTTCCGGCGTGCATCTTGAGACTGATCGGGGGCAGATCATGAAACTGTACGGGACAGACAGCACAGATAACGCACAGTTACATATCCCGTTCGGGGTTAAGAACGGGAGAAAAATTATTGTTGATACCGTCGGAAAAGAATTGCCGTGGCTTCCGCCGAAGGAATGGAACAGACAGGTCAACGATTTGTTGCCCGACAGCATTACATTTAATCCGTCTACAGATTTTTTTATGGTAGGAGCATGGGACGGGGACAGTCCTGTGAACGATGCAGATTATACGGACAGGCGATATGAAGGGTTTTACGCGTTTATGAATACCGAAAAGGATTTTGTTTATCTTATATCGTCAGTGGGCGGACCATATGCGATAATTCCGCATTTTGAAATCTTAGGGAAGTAGGTGGAGGAAAATGGCTGAACCTATCGGGAATGATGCTACCGGCTATGATGTTTTGACGGCGGCAATGAAGTCGCTGCTTAACCAGTTTCCGGGGCTGTATCCGGATGAAGTAATTAAATTCGAAGAGCTCGGGTCTGAGGATGGCATTGCGTTTTCCAATGATT